AATAAGTTTGAGCTTTCGTAACCTGGAATTACTTTGTAAAGACTGTCATAACCAAGAGCATCATAGCAAGTATAGTCCTTTGCAAAAAGGATACAGCTTCGATGTCAATGGCGATCTGGTCTATACCCCCCGTTAAAATTTCAAGAGGTCGCTACCTTCCAGACCGTATGTAGAGTTTTGTGTAACACACAAGCAGGTTTTGGGAGGGGGTGGTATAAGATACAATGGCTAAATAATCCTATATCCTGCCATATCTCTCTATGTAGCTTTATTTCTGTTTATTTATTTGAAATTTTTTATAAAAACTTTTTTCTTTTTAAGTAAAAATATTTTTCTTTTTGAAAAGTAATCAAGATTTGGATAAAAATGGACGGAAATATAGAAAATTTTGTTAATAAAATAAAAGACCTTGTAATTAATGAGTTAGTTCAACGGTTTTTAGATAAAGAGTTAGCTTTAAGGGAATTAAAAGCGCAAAAAGCTAAAAAACGGAATAAGTTAGTAAAAAAAAGAACTACTGAATTATTAACATGCTACAGCGAGGGCGCTGATAAATCAATTAAAACTAAAATTAACACATATCGCTCTTTAATTGAGCATTTAGCTTTTATTGATGTAATGCTTCAGGAATTTCAAGAGGATATTGTTGAAAACGGAATAAAAGAAGAGTACCAAAACGGCAAAAACCAAAGCGGTTTAAAGAAAAACGATTCTGTTGACTTGTTTAAAAAGTGGTATTCCGAAAGATTATCGGATAGCGAAAGATTAAAAAGGCTTTTATCTATTGATGATGAAGCTATTGACGATAATGCTGATGATTTTTTTGATAGATAGATTAGGAAAGGAAAATAAAAATGGAAAACCAAGTTATTGTGATTGAAGAAGGAATAACGCCTGATACTCTGAAATATATTCTTGATATTTCAAAAACCTGTAAGGATGTTACTAAAAATCTTCGGCATTTAATTGAATATCCCTTCGATAAAGAACAATGGGGAAAATTCAATAATAATTAAGGTAGTTTAGCTTTATATTCCTGCTTTAAGAGGGGTTTGAATGAAATTAAAAAGAGAGTTAAAGAAATTTGCTTCATGCTGTGCTTATTGCGGAAAAGATTTGATTAAATATTCTGATAAAACTATTGACCACATTGTACCTCTTTCAAAAGGTGGCAAAGGCAGGCTCTCAAATATAGTTTGTGCTTGCGAGTCCTGTAATAACTTGAAATCTGATACTGATTTAAAAGACTGGTTTAGTCAAAATATGGATCGTAAAGCCTGGTTAATGGTTTATCTCTTGAAAATGCGGAATTTTAAAGAAAATTATATGGAATTAATTTTTAAAAAGGTTGGTAAAGTTACTAAATAAGTAGATTAAATGATTATATATGCTGATGATTATAACCCGATTATTGAATATAACGACAAAATACAATCTGGGGAAATTATTGCCTGCTTAAAAATTAAACAGGTTTATAAGCATATTGTCAAAAATATAAATAATCCTGATTTTGAATTTGAATATGATTCTAGCCAGGCTAATAAAGCTATAGAATTTATAGAAAATTTTTGCAAACATTCAAAAGGGGAATGGGGCGGAAAGCCGATTGTTTTAGAACTCTGGCAAAAAGCTTTTATTGCTGCTGTTTTTGGAATGGTGCATAAGGTTGAAAGGACAAGACAATATAGAGAAGTTTTTAAAGTAGTTGCCCGTAAGAATGGTAAATCTGTTGAGGCTTCCGGCATTGGATTAAAATGCCTGCTTGCAGATAATGAGCTTGGCGCTGAAATTTATTCTGTTGCTACAAAAAGGGATCAGGCTAAAATTGTCTGGGATGAAGCTGTCAGAATAGTTGAAATGCAAAAGGCTTTTTCAAAAAGGTTAAAATGTTTAACAGGCAGCATTAATTACAAAAAAAAGGATAGCTTTTTTAAGCCGCTAAGTTCGGAATCAAAAACACAGGACGGTTTAAACGTACATTGTGCTATTTTTGATGAAATGCACGCTTTTACTGATTCAAATTTATACAATGTTGTTGTTGACGGTACATCGTCAAGAAGACAGCCGTTAATATTAACTATTACTACTGCTGGAACTGTAAGAGAAAATATTTATGATGAAAAATATGCTCAGTCTGAGGCTGTAATTAACGGATATTCTGATCCGAACGGTTACAAAAATGAAAGTTTCCTGCCTGTTATTTATGAACTTGATAATAGGGATGAATATATAAATGAATCTGCCTGGATAAAAGCAAATCCTAACCTTGGAGTTTCAAAAAAATATGATTATATAAGGGCTAAAATTGCTGATGCGATAGAGTTCCCTAATCGTGTTAAGAACCTTGTTTGTAAGGATTTTAATATAAGGGAAACATCTGAGCAGTCCTGGCTTACGTTTGATGAATTATTTAATCCTGCTAAATTTAGTTATGAGGAGTTAAAGCCAAAATATGGAATTGGCGGAGCTGATTTGTCCAGGACAAATGACTTAACCTCTGCTGTAATGCTTTTTGAAGTACCTAACAGTGATTTTGTATTTGTAGATTCAATGTATTGGATTCCTGAAGAGCTTTTCAGGGAAAGAATTAAAAGCGATAAAGTTCCTTATGATAAATGGTATGACGAAAAATTAATAAGGTTATGTGCCGGAAACAAAATAAACCCTCGTGATATTACTCAATGGTATCTTGAGTTAAAAAATCAAAAGGGTATTTATCTTAATAAATTAGGCTATGACAGATACAGCGCTCAAATGTGGGTTGGGGACATGGAGGATAACTTTGGTAAAATTACGCTTCCGGTAGCCCAAGGCAAAATGACTTTATCGAATCCAATGCTTTTAATGGGTTGTGATTTGCGGTCAAAAGTCATTAATTACAATGATAACCCGATTATGAAATGGTGTTTGTCGAATATGGCTGTTGATATAGATATAAATGGAAATGTACAGCCTTGTAAAGCAAATAATCAACAGCAAAGGATTGACGGCGGGGCTGCTATGCTAAATGCCTACGTTGTTTATACCGATGAAAAGAAAAATTACAGAAACTTAATAGGTAAAAAATGAGTATATTTAAAAAAATAAAAAATCTATTTGTAAGCCCGAATACTACCGCTACAAAAATAAAACTTATAACTGATAAGGGCAACGGTTATTATTCCTGGGGCGGTGATATTTTTAAATCTGATATAGTGAGGTCATGTATAAGACCTTACGCAAAAGCTGTAGGAAAGCTTAACGCAAAGCATTTACGGGGTACTGGGAAAGACTTAAAAGTTAATCCTGATCCTTATATAAGATTTTTACTTGAAGAGCCAAACCCTTTAATGACAGGGCAATTATTTCAAGAAAAACTTGCAACGCAATTAAAGCTTAATAATAATTCTTTTGCTTATATTGTAAGGGATGATTTCGGCTTTGCAAGTGAAATGTATCCTCTTCCGGCTACTATGGTTGAGGCTTTATATGACGATAATATGCGTTTATATCTAAAATTTCAGCTTCAAAATAGCAAATATGTTACTTTTGCTTATACGGATATTATTCATTTGAGGCAAGATTTTAATAAAAACGATATTTTTGGGGATACTCCTAAAGAAGCTCTGACTGATTTAATGGAAGTAGTAACCACGACAGACCAGAGCGTTATAAATGCAATTAAAAACAGCAATATAGTTAAATGGCTGCTAAGGTATAGCACGCAACTTCAGCCTGAAGATTTAAAGGAAAATTTAAAGGTTTTTAATGATGCATTTTTAGATATTGAGACGGCTTCCGGCGGTGCTATGGGGGTTGATCAAACTGTTGCTGAAGTTAAGCAGGTTGATCCGAAAGATTATGTGCCTAATGCGACTCAAATGGATAAAAGTATTACCCGTATATATAACTTTTTCGGGACAAACGAAAAAATTATACAGGGCAAATACAATGAAGATGAATGGGTTGCATATTATGAAAGCGAAATTGAGCCTATAGCTTTGCAACTAGGTAAAGAAGTTACAAGAAAAATTTTCAGCCGTAAGGAAAGGGGTTTTGATAATAGGATTGTATATGATGCTACGTCTTTACAGACCGCAGGTATGCAAACAAAATTAAACCTATTCCAGATGGTTGATAGAGGCGGTATGTCGCCTAATGAATGGAGAGAAGTCTTTAATTTGCCTCCTTGTCCTGGTGGTGATGAATATATAAGAAGACTTGATACAGCTGTTGTAAATAAATATGCAGATATTATCAATAAATTTAAGAATATAACAGCTGAAAAGTTTGAATTGATGTTGAAAAAGTTTTCTGAAAGTGAGGATAAAGATGCCGCCAAAAATTAAAGATAATTTATCAAAAATCTTACAAATTAAAAACTCAACTGAAACAAGCGCCGATTTGTATTTTTACGGTGATATTGTTTCTTCCTGGTGGGGTGCTTATGACGATACAGATCAGTATCCAGAGTCAATAAAAAACTTTCTTGATGAGGCAAAAGGCAAGAATCTAAATATTTATATGAATTGTGGCGGTGGTTCGGTTTTTGCCGGAATGGCTATTTATAATATGCTGAAACGTCACGAGGGTTTTAAAACGGTTTTTGTTGACGGTTTGGCTGCAAGTATAGCTTCAGTTATTGTTCTTGCAGGTGATAAAGTTATTATCCCGTCTAATGCTTATTTTATGATTCACAAGCCATTGACTGATCAGAGAGGAAATGCTGATGATTTCAGAGAAATGGCGAATATTCTTGACAAGATACAAGAGGGTATAGAAAACGCTTACGCTATGCATTTGAAAGACGGTGTTGACATTAAGGATGTTCATAAGTTGGTTAATGCGGAAACTTGGATGACTGGCTTGGATGCTGCAAAATATTTCGATTTTGAGCTTTCGGCAGAAATTAAGGCTGTAGCTTGTGCAGGGGATAGCATTAAAAACTATTCAAGTGTTCCTGCGAATATTAATAAAGAAAATTCTTTGGATAAAGAAAGTGCAATAAAAACGTGTTCAGCAAGTTTAAATTTATTAAAATTGAAAGGAGAAATTAATGCTGACTAAAGAACAATACCTCGCAAAAAGAAAAGACCTTATCGCTAAAGCTGAATTGCTTTTGGCTGAAAACAAAATTGAGGAATCAAGCAGAGTACAGGAAGAAATTAAAAATCTTGATACTGGGTTTGAAAATGCTGTTAAGGCTCAAAAGAATATTGATGCTTTAAAAGACAGCGCTATTGTGGTTGATTTAGAAAATAAATCAGTTACAAATTTAAACCCTGTTGAAAAAACTACTACGGCTGCTAAAAACACTGAAGAAAAAGACGTTTATAAAAACGCTTTTGCAAAGCATTTAATGGGTAGAGCCTTAGACAAAAACGAACAACAGATTTTTGACAAAGTAAACCTTGATGTTAAAAATACCGCTCTTGATGCTGGTACGAATGCAGTTTTGATTCCTGAAACTGTCAGGGATGGCATCTGGAAGGAAATGGGCGAGCTTCATCCGATTTTAAATGATTTGGTTATGAATTTTGTTCCTGGTGATTTTACAATTACCAAAGAAACAAATAAAGGCGCTAAAGCTAAGTTTTATGATGAAGCAACTGCTACAGAAGACGGCACAGTCGCTTTTGGTGAAGTAAATCTTACCGGATGTGAGCTTTCAAGGGCTGTTCCTGTAAAATGGAAGCTTAAGAAAATGACACCTGATGCGTTCATTGCATACATTCAGTCTAATATTGCTGAAAGAATGGCTGATGGTTTGGCTTATGGTATTGTTGAAGGGTTAGGAAAGCCAGGAGCTGAAGACACATTTAAGCCTGAGCCTCTTGGTGTTGCAACTGCGCTTGAAGCTGAAGCACAAACACCGCAAGTAGTAACATATAACGATACTACTGACGAGTTCGATTATAAAAAAATGACAAGCATTATGAAGAGAATGAAAAGCGGTTATGCT